ATGTGCTCCCACTACACCGCCCTGAAGAAAGCCGAGCAGATGGAGCGCTACTTCCGCGCCCGCGGCATTCCCATCCCGAAGTCTGACATGTGGCCGCGGTACCCCGGTGTGTTCGTGCGCCGGCCGGCTGAGTGGGAGTCGGGAGACGAGGCGGTACCGGAGCGGGAGGCGGTCGTTGGGCGCTGGGGGCTGATATCGGCCATGACCAAGGCCGAGGGTGCGGAAAAGGCGCAGAAGCTGTCCACGTTCAATGCCCGCTCTGAGAGCGCCGCCAAGTCGTTCACCTTCGGCAACGCCTGGCGCCGCGCCCAGCACTGCATCATCCCGGCGGACGCGGTATTCGAGCCGGACTGGCGCAGCGGAAAAGCCGTCGCCACCCAGTTCCGGCGGGCCGACGGCGCGCCGCTGGGCATCGCCGGCCTATGGGACAAGTGGCGCTCCCCCACTGGCGAATGGATCGAGAGCTACACGATGCTGACCATCAACGCCGACCAGCACCCGCTCTTTAAGGACTACCACCGGCCCGGCGACGAAAAGCGCATGGTCGTGATCCTTCCGGAAGGTTCCTACGAGGATTGGTTAATTGCAGGCGCGGAGGAAACATGGGACTTTTTGAATCCCTACCCCGCGGACCAGTTGGTGGCCGAGCCGGTCATCAAGACCGCCGTAGCCACCCCCGAGGAATAGACATGATCCCAGACGGATTCGCGTCCCACCCGCTAGGTCCGGAAGACTTACGGACACTCGCGATAAGTTGCGGGGTCCTCCCCGCCGATGCGGAGATGACGCCCGAACTGCTGGAATACACCCGTACCATCGTTGGGCACTGCGCCTCACTCGGCGATGGCTATACGCATGAGGAGCGGTCGGCCGGCGATGAGATCCGCGCGGCATTCGGACTTCGATAGAGCGATATACTGTTTATCCATACAGCATATCAACATGCTCTACCATGCTCACGTGCAACATTGTTCGAACGCACCGGATGGGCGAGCCCTTGCAGGCCAAGGACTACGACATACCCATAAAAGGAACGGTGCGCATGCAGACCGTCCACCACGAAGGCTTGAAGCGGGCAGTACCAATCTTTACCGTGGCGTCCTTCGAGCAGTTCGGGGCGTCGCGCCCGCCCCGCATCCCAGACCTGCTAGAACCCCAGCTTCTTACGTTTGTCTCCGACCGAGGCATGATGGTGCGGGGGTACGAAGAAATCGACGGACGGCGGTTCTACCAGGGATGGTGGATCACCTGGGCGTAGCGGAACGACGCAAGCGTGCGCGTCCCTACTGATCAGATTTCGAAATAGGCGGCGCGGCGATATGCGCGGCGATCACTTCCTTCAGCTCGAACACGCCGGCCCGCGCTGCGGCCGCGGCAGAGGGGAATAGCTGGTCAGATGCTCTGGCCACGTATGGACGCTGGCTGTCAGGTCGGACCTCAATGGTCCATCCGTACTGCCCTGAGGTCGATACCACATTCACGCATAAAACGAATCTGTAGCCTGTAAGAACTTCGGTGATGAGATCCATCGTCCCGCCCGCTCCTGCTCCCGTTGCGGCCGACAATTAGCAATAGCCGAGCCCGATCGCGGGGCGGCATGCCCCTTGCTCTACGGTGACTCTCACCCCAAGGAGCACACAATGGCTGATGACCTGAAAGACCGCGGCCCGCGCGACCGTGCCCGTATCGCCCTGGATGCAGACTGGGAGGTCCGCTACTGGAGCAACGAGTTCGGGTGCACGCCGGAAGAGCTGCGCCAGGCCGTGAAGGACGCCGGCAGCAATTCCGTGGACAAGGTCCGCGCGATCCTGAAGAAGTAGGCCATGCCAGAGCCGCCGGACTTCATCAAGCCGCCGCTGGCCGTGCTCGTGGACGGGCCGCCGCCGAGCGGCTACGCCTACGAACTGAAGTTCGACGGCTACCGCATGCTATGTCGCATCGATGAGTCCGGCGTACGGTTCTTCAGCCGCGAGGCGAAGGACTGGACGCCGAAGCTTGTCGACCTGGTGCAGCGCATTGAGGCGCTGAAGCTGGCAACCGGCACCGGCTGGCTCGACGGTGAGATCGTGGTGATGGACGAGCACGGCGTGAGCAGCTTCCAGCGCCTGCAGAACGCCATGGACAAGAGCGTCGCCAAGCAGGTGCAGTACGTGGCATTCGATATCCCGTACTGGAACGGGAAGGACCTGCGGGACTTTCCCTTCGTGGAGCGAGCAAAGGCACTCCAGGCGGTCCTGGCGGGGGTGCCCGAGAACGCCGCCATCATGCGCAGCACGGTCGCCGAGGTGGAATCCAGGGATCATGCCGTGTCGCTGCTCGCGCAGGCCTGCGAGCGGAAGCTGGAAGGCCTGATCGGCAAGCGTCTGGACGCGCCATACCGCGCGGGACGCACCGACACCTGGATCAAGCTTAAATGCCGGCCCAGGCAGGAATTCGTCGTGGGCGGATGGACCAATCCAGGCGGATCACGCAACGCCTTCGGCGCCCTGCTGGTCGGCTTGCGAGAAGGCGACAGGCTGCGCTATTCAGGCCGCGTAGGCACTGGGTTCAGCGGGAGTACGCTCGACATGCTGATGAAGCGCCTGACGCCCCTGGCTACCGAGGAAATGCCGTTCATCGAAAAGCCCGTGCTGTCGGACCGCTGGGGCGGCAATTCCAAGCCGACCATGCACTGGGTCAGGCCTGAGCTTGTCGTGGAGGTGGCATACACGACGATTACAGACGGCGGGATCCTGCGGCAGGCATCATTCCAAGGCGTGCGGGAGGACAAGCCGGCGCGGAAGGTCACTGGTGAGAAGAAGGTGGGGGCGCCTGGGCGTTGAGGGCGCCCCGGACGTAACCCTGCAGCCCTGTCACCTGGTCGGCGAGCCCTGCAGCATACTGGACCACTTCGTCATATCGTCCTGCGCACGCCGCAAAAGCGCCGATGACGTCAGGGCCGGGGCCTCCATCAGCTCCGGCGCCGTCTGCGGGATGCGCGGCGGCGCCGGCGGATTGCAGTCCAGCGATTTGCTTGCGCAACCGCCCAACATCGTCAGCGTAAGAGCCAGCAATGCGGGCTTGAGTGGCCAAGACCTGGCCGCGGTACTTCGCATAGTTTTCATCGGCTTGTTCCTGTGCGGCCTGTTCCTGGGCGCGGTACTGCTCGGACAGCTTGGCGGCGGCCGCCTGGGCTTCGAGCTGGGCCTGGGCGTGGCCGGCATCGTACTGGTGGCTGCCGTACCATCTGATGCCGAGCACGGCGGCCAGCGCCAAAGCCAGGCCTGCGGCCGCGGCGATCGCATACTTGACCATGTGGTCACCTATCGGGGCGGATTGGGGGATGACTGCTCGCAGACCCACTGGTCCGCGTCGCGGCGATCCTGGAGCCCTGGGAGCGTTTGAAGGCGGCCGGCCACCCTTCCCTTCACCCAGGCGTCGTACTCGGCGCACGCGCCCGCGTAGTCGCCCGCATTGATCTTTTTGAGAAGGGTCGAGGTAGCCAGACGGCCGGCGCCCAGGTTGAACGTGAAATCAATGAGCGCCGCGCGCTGCCATTCCGTCAGCGGCACTTTGACTAGGCGGCGGACCGCGGCATCCGCTTCGGCCAGGTCGGCGGCCTTCAGGGCGTCGCATTCCGCGTCCGAGTACCGGCGGCCCGGGATGACGTCGGGCCCGGTGTGGCCCTCGCAGACGGTCCAGACGCCGACCGGGTCGCGATACGGGACATGCTCGCGGCCTTCGAAGTGGCTGACCAGGACACCGGCGATGGCCAGCGCGCCGGCGGCTGCCGCAGTCAGCAAGCGATTCTTCAGCGTGGTCGGGATCATTTCATGAACCCCGCTTTGATGGCGGCCCACACGCCCAGGATCGCGCCTGTGGCGCTCGCGATGTAGAAGATCGGCTTCGCCAAGCGCCCGATTCCGCTCAGTACCTTGAATCCGCCCTCCAGCGCGCTGAACATCTCCACAATGCCGCGCGTGTCCTCGGCGATTCGCTTGATCGCCTCGGTGTTCTCGCGCGTGCCCGCTGCCGTACTGGCGATGTCGTCCTTCATCGACACGACTTGGGCGTGCAGCGATTTGATGAAGGCTTCGGACAGGTATTCGTCGGCCAAGGCTGGCTCCTGTTTATGGACGAAAAAAAACCCGGCTGGGCGGGTTCGTTCAATTTCTGCTGTTTGCAAGTAATGCCGATAAAATCACCACCGCCTAGACCAATCCATATTCAGATGCGGACCAGCCCCGAGAGTTACCGACCAGACATCGACGGACTACGTGCTGTCGCTGTCATAGCCGTCGTTCTTTTTCATGCGTTCCCAGGCGTGCTCCCAGGCGGCTACGTCGGCGTGGACGTGTTCTTCGTTATTTCTGGATTTTTGATAACCGGAATAATCATCGACAGGCTGAACTCGGGCACGTGGAGTTTCAGCGGCTTCTATCTCGCTCGTTGTCGTCGAATTTTCCCCGCGTTGGCGCTGGTGCTCATGTCCGTGCTCGTTGCCGGATGGTTCCTATTGAGCCCTCATGACTACAAGGCATTAGGCGAACACGCTGCGGCAAGTGCGGCCTTTATTCAAAATTTCATGCTATGGCGGGAATCGGGGTATTTCGATACGGAGGCAACCTACAAGCCGCTTCTGCACCTCTGGTCCCTGGCGATCGAAGAACAGTATTACTTGGCGTTCCCCCTGCTAGTCACGCTTCTTTGGCGCTGGGGGAAATCGAGGGCCGTCCTCATCGGAGTAGTGCTGCTCGCGTGCGCCTCCTTCACCGCGAACATTTGGATAACAGCGAAGGACCCATCAAGCGCCTTTTACCTTCCCCACACCCGCGCATGGGAACTGATGATCGGAGCGATCTTGGCCATAATGCGCACACCCGCACGCCGGTCCATCGCTACAGCAGCGTCGGTGGCCGGAGTGAGCCTGCTTGTGCTTGCCATTGCGGTATCCGGGCATGCACGAAACTTCCCAGGGTGGCTCGCGTTGCTGCCCACTGCCGGCGCCGCGCTGGTCATCTACGCCGGGAAGGATGCGTGGCTCAACCGAACGCTGCTGTCAAACCGGCTGGCCGTGTGCGTTGGCCTTCTCAGCTACCCGCTCTACCTTTGGCATTGGCCCCTGCTCTCTATGGGCGCGATCACGCACGCATCAGACCCAGCAGCGGCGAAGGTCGCGATAATCGCCGCGAGCATCGTCCTAGCGTGGGCCACCTACGCTTATATCGAACGCCCCATCCGACGGGCCGCAGTTCATTCGTGGAGGCCCATTGGCTCGATCGTAGCTGTGGCCTTCGCTGGAACTGCAGCGGTAGGAGTTGCAGTTGCCCACGGGATGCCAGAGCGGGTGCCCCAAAATCTGCGGTCCATCGCGACATATACCGTCGACTTTCAGGATGATGCCCGCGTGGGAACTTGCTGGATAGGATTCACCCGTCCGCCCGACGGTTTTGCAGAAGAATGCACCGCCCCTCTGCTCGCGGACTCCAACAATGTAGTCGCGGTATGGGGCGACTCATACGCCGGACGTCTATATCCGGGACTGCTTGAGGTGCTCCCGCAAAGAACGCCTATTGCAGAGCTTGCGCGTGATGGCTGTCCGCCCATACTGGGCGTCAATGGTGTCTTTCCTGGCTGCCCTGAAAACAATGAATACGTGCTCTCCGTGATCAAGGCACACCCGCCAAAAGCCGTCGTCCTCTTCGCACGTTGGATCGTATACGGCAGTTCCTGGCACCATGACTCCGAGCTCGGAAGACGACTGTTATCTACGATCACAGCGATACATGAGGCAGGTGTGCAGCGCATTTTCGTGATGGGGCCAGCGCCAGAATGGCGTGACAAGCTACCCAAGTTGGTTTACGAACTCGGCATGGAGAACTTTCGGAATTTTGCGATCCCGAAGCAAATGAAGTTCGGCCTTGATTTGCGGCCGATTGCGGTAGACCAACAAATGATGTCCCTTCTTACCGGGTCCCAAGCAAGGTTTATATCGGCATATCACTCACTCTGCGACTCAATAAGTGGCTGCTTGGTCAAAGTGCGCGATGACCCGCTCGCACTTTCAACGTGGGACTACGGCCATCTGACAACCCCCGCTTCAGCTATCCTAGCTCGAAGCATCCCATTCGAATGAGGGCGGCCCTATGTCGGAAGCGACAGGGCCGGTAATGCCGCCAGAAGTTCTTCGTCGCTCGGCACGCTTCGCGCTCCAGCCTTGACCTCATCGAAAATTGAATAGCAGGTCTGCCAGACTAGGCTACGCCACGCACGGAGCGCTTGGCCCTCCGCCTGGAACTTGGGAACGGCAGGCTCTTCGGCATAGCTGACTGCTGAAGCCATGTCATCGTAGTTGAGCGCGCGCGCCTTCGCGTCCATGAACGCTTGAACAATCGCCACCTTCGCCGCCACAATTTGATCTTCGGTCAGCGGTGGCGGATCTGCCAACGTCACGGTGTCACCGTCGAAATGCAGCACCTTTCCGTTATCGAGGCCGGCGCGAAGCGATAGGTATTGTGTCTCTGTTATTGGTAGAGCATCGCTTGGCCAGCTTCCCGCATTTTCATATACCTCTCGGAGATCAGCCAGATAGAACCCTTTAGTCGATTCGCTTACAAACCAGTCCATAACTTCCCCTTAATTTCCGAAGGCGAGATACCAATAAGAACCACTGCTGTTGTTGGACCGGCAGGTAAAACCTGTCGTCGAGGAATCGTATGCGGTAATCAGGACTGCGGTTCCGCTAGGACCAGAGTTTCCAAAGGCGATTCCGCGGAGTGCGTTGGGGAACACCATAGGAAAAGTGTTGCCCACTCCGGCTGTGCTGAAGTTGGCAGGCCCAAATTGAAGAATCAATCCACCAGGTGCAATCTGGAAGCCAGGCGAAGCAAGAAGTTGGTTCGCTCCCTTGAACGCGTCTGCAAGCTTTTTTGGAGTCAGCGCGTGAGAGTCGTTGGCCCGCTCCTGCGCTTCGGCTGTCGTCGCGATCTGGATCGCCCCCGCAAGCGATTCAGAGGCTACTACCCCGCGCAGCGCCGTGACGAGCTTCGCCTGCAACGCGGCCGCATTACCATCGTCCAGCACATTCTGGCCCGTCGTGTCCGCGATGAACTGTGCCAACACGGACGCGATGAAAGCCGACTGCCGCCAGACCTTGTTCAGCTCGACCGATTTTGCCGTACCCGCCGAGAATCCTGCGGTGCGGGCCGGGAGTGCGGCATAGCTCGCCTGGTCGAGCACGTTGGCACCGACGCTGGTGCCGAAGGGTAGAAAGTCGTTTGCCACGAATGCTCCTTTCAATAAAGCGTGCCCCAGACCCCGGTATCGAAGCCTGCGATGTATTCGTTATTGACATCGAAACCGAATAGCGGACCCGGCGTGTCGGGCACGATGTAGTAATTGACGCGGACCCCTTCCGGTTTGATGGGGATATAGCCGCCGGTCAGCAGCGCCAGGAATATGGCCGTCGGCCTTGTTCCTGCCACGCCGATATCGATCGACATGTCGCCGTTGTCTTGGATATAGACGTATGTCCCAGTACCGGCGAAGATCAGGTTCAGGATGGCGGCAGATCCATCCAGCGTGCCGTCCCAATGGTTCGCACCGATCTTGGCTCGGATGAGAAGCCGGTAGGTATCGTCATCGAGCGAGGTGACACCGGTATCCGGATCGAATGGACCTTGCCAGACGCCCTCGTCGAAGCCCAGGCCTGCGGTGTCGAACGAGAAATAAACGCCGACCAGCGGCGTGCGCACGTTGCGCGAGATGCCTACCCATTCGCCCACGGCGTCCAGTTGCACGCCAACTGCCAGATCGAGGTCATAGGCAGCCACCATCTGCCCATAGACGTTTTGTGCGTCTACGAAGCAGTGCGCAACCGCTCCCACCATGGCGGAGAAATTTGGCTTCCCGCGGTGAAACGAGGTGATCAGATCAAGGTACTTTTCGACATCTGCCATTTCATGTCACCGTGAGCGTCACGTTCGCCGCTGTCATGCTGGCCACGGCATTGAAGGCCAGCGCCACATCGGGCGTGCCGGCGCCTCCGGGACCACTCAACGCCAACGATGCCAGCTTGAACGTGACACCGCCTCCTACCGAATTCGCCGCCGTGATCGCGTCCCCCCACTCCACCGACCCGCTTTCGCCGCCTCCTATGGTCACACCATTGACGTAGTCGGCGATCGCCCGCTTGATTGCGTCACCTACAGACGTGGTATATCCAGTCAAGGCCTTGATGGTGACCGTTGCAGTGATCGGTGCGTTCGTCGGCCGGAAGAAGCTGATCGGATGAGAGATTCCATAGATATCTGTCACGATCTCGGTCGTCGTGCCGTACGTGCCCGTCCCTGGCGTCTTCTTCGCCGCGATCGCCTGCGCGATCAACTGGGCGTCGCCACCGTCCACCACAAGGGAAATGCTGTGCGAAGGGATGCCGTTGCTGTTCGTGACGCTCGTGTCGTTCTCGTAGGCGCGGTACCGTGTGACGCCCTCGACCGCTGCCACAGCTCCGATCGTGCCCTCCAGGACAGTGCGCGATGGAAGCGCGACAGAGACGGTTTGGCGCTGACGCAGCTGCGCGTCGGATTCCACCGGCTGCCCGGCCGTGGCGGCCGTTGGATTGTTGACCGTCTGCCAGCCGCGCGTTGGCGTCGCGATCTTGGTGAGCGTGCCGGCCGGTGCGGTGACGGCGCCTATGGTTTCGCACGTGGCGGTGACGGTGATCTGCCCGGACAGCGGGATAACCACCGTTGACGGCAGGCTCCAGCGGTTCTGCAGCTGGGCGTCCTGAATCACCCCGTCGGTGATGACTGTGCCGGCCTGCCCGACGATTACCACGTCACAGGTCGAGAACGACGACGCCGCGCGGGCGATGCCGTTGATCTTCACATTGCTGGAGAGGGCCGCGCCCTGCGCGCTGGACGGGCTGAACGACGTGAACACCTGGATCGCGGCATTGTTCGTGTCGTTGATCGCCATGGCAATGATGGACAGGAACTGACCATCCTGGCTGTCCGGCTCCAGATAGACGTCCTCGCCGTAGATGGCGCGATACTGGGCCTTGAGGAAATCCAGAATGTCCTGGAACGACGGCGCCGTGATGCCGGTGGCGGATATGACCGCGGCGGTGCTGGTGATCATAGGGTCGTCGTGACGGTGGTTTGCCCGTAGGCGGTGGTGATCGTGGCGCTCACGGTCAGCTTCCGGGTGTTCTCGTTGAATGCACTGGAGAAGTCATCGATTCGCGTGACGCCTTCGGTGTCCAGGATTCGGGCCTGGATGACTGCGTCGTAGCTGTCGCGCGTGTATTTGCCCAGCACGTCGGTACGCCAGGGGGTGCCCTCGTCGCTGTCCAGGAACCACTGGCCCGTGAACAGCTCCAGCCGCGTCAATACGGCCTGGCCTACCGCCTCCGGAACATTCCGATAAAAGTCGGCCTGCTGCTGGCCGAACGAGTAATCCCCGTCGGCCGTCAGTTTTCGATAGCGCATTGCTGCCCCTAGTTGACGCCGCCGGAGTTTCCTCCGCCTGGCTGCACGCCGTTGTGCGTATGCGTGTCGTCGATTCGCTTGCCGTTGGAAGTCAACGTGCCAATGAAATTGATCGCGCCTGTGATGGTCGTGGCCACGCCGCTGGCGATGGAGCCGACCATGCCTGCGGTCCATGTCAGCAAACCATTGATCGTCACCCGCTCCGAGAACGTCGAAAGCGGAGATACCACGTCCAGCCCACCCGGCGCCACGATGCGGATCTTCTGAGTCGAAGGGTTCAGCTCGAAGAACGTTGATCCGTCGTCGCTGCGCAACTGCGTAGCCGCGGTGCTGACACTCCCTATCATGGTGGCCTGAGAAAACGGGCCCACGAAGGCAAACCCGTCGGCCATGTCATGCATGCGCGGCTCCGTTGGGGCCTGGACCTGGCCGGACTGCCACCAGGAATCGATCGCCCGCGCCGAGAAGACCACCACGCATTCGTCGCCGGCCGCAATCGGAAAGGTCAGCGTGCAGCCGCCCCCGCGCGGGAAGTACACCGGCACGTCGACCAGGAGCGGGTATTCCACTGCCGCGACGCTGCCGTCAGGGGCCTGCTGGACGCCCTGCACCGCGGGCTGCACGGTTACGGTACCGGCCGCCGCATCGAACCCTTGCACGATGCCCGGAATGGCGGTCCAGATGCCGGCCCGCTGCCCACGGAAGGCGGCGCGCAGCGCTTCTTCCGGGTCTCCGTACCGCTCTCGACTATCCATTCACGAATCCCAGAAGTGATGCGTTGGGCGGCCCGGGATCGTCCCGAGCCAGGCAGACGATCTCCGAGTACCATTCCTGGCCTCTGGTGTCGCCGATGTGGTTGACCGCCAGGACGCGGTAGAAGCCGTCGGCGTCCGTCTGCGGCACAAAGTTCACCGCGGTGTAGTCGACCGAGATCGTGGCGTCCTGGATGGATGCGTTGTCCAGTTGGATCAAGCGGCCGGGCGTGATGCCAGGATTCAGCAGGCACCGGACCGTAATGCCGCCGTTCAGGTTCTTTTGCGGCATGCCTACCATGCCGGTCTTTGCAGTCAGCACGATCGCCTCGCCCTCGATGTAGCCGAAGAGCGGCACGATGTTGAGCTTTCCGTCCTGCACGTACCAGCTACTGTTCAGGGCCTGCGCCAGCGCCTGCAGCTGGTCGCGCACCATGCCGAACATGGGCTTGCCCCGCGGATTCTTGATACCTGGAAACGGCGGCGCATAGCCGGCAACAATGCCGTAGGGCCGCAGCACCTTGAGGATGGCTTCGTACATGTCCTGGAAGGTCCAACCGGCGGCCAAGGTCGTGTTCACCACGCCGAAGTTATAGGCCTTGTCGCCGTCCACCGCGGTCAGGTCCAGGTATGTATCCAGCGCACTTTCGCGCCCCATGCGCTTCTGGACGATGTCCCCCTGAAAGATCGGGCTCATCGTGCCGGCGTAGCCTGCCTGCAACTGTACGCGCGAGAACTCGTCCCGGATCCGCTGCGCCGTGGTCGAGGACAGATTGTTGACCCGAATGGTGGCCCGGTGCGGCGTCCGAACGTCACCGCGCGCGACAACGAATCGAAGGCGTAGCTCGGATATGTCCAGGCCGTTACCGGCATCGTCGGCGACGATCAGCGACGCCTGGCGAAGCCATTGGTCTGTCATGGACCTCTCCCTACTGCGTGACGAAGTACAGCTTTCCTTCGGTGCCCAGGTTGTCGTAGGTGGGCACCGTGGCGATGTCGCCGTCTACCAGAACGATCAGCTCGCCGCCGATCCCCAGGTATCCGAACTGCCCCAGCAGATCCACACCGGTGACCAGCGGAATTCCGGAGACCAGCGGCACATTGTTGGCATCCGCGATATCCAGCACCCAGCCGGTGCCGGTGCGCCAAGTCAGCGCGAGGCTGTAGACCACATCCGCAAGCGTGATGGTGAACCGCTGGGAATCCGACGTGAGCGGGATTTCATACGCCGTCGTCATTGCCCGATTGCTCCGCTGATTGACCCGGCCTTGTACAGGATGCTTTCGTTCACAGGCTTCGCTTGCTTCACGCCAGCATCCACCGGCGGCGCGGTGTCCACCGGGTAAGCCTGCGCCGTCTTGGGCGGAACCTGAACCGTCGTGACCTGCACGATGATGACCTGGCGCAGCGCCGCCTGGACCATCAGGATGTTGTTGGACTGCTGGTCCGTGGTCACCTGCAATGAGCGGATCAGCATGTTCCTGTACGCGCGCCGCTTGGTAATCACGTCGAAGGGCTGTCGCTGCTCCTGCATTTCCAGAAGTCGGCGGTAGACCTCGTCGACGCTGATCAGGCCGCCATCCAGGATGCTGTCCAAGATGTCTCGCGATTCGGACCATCCATAGCGGATGACCAGCTCGGCCGGCATCTTGAACGCATGGTCCGAGATGGCTGCCCCCTGCTCGACAGGATGGTCGGTGATGGCCACCTCGTCGCGGTGCACCTCCTCGATCGCCACCTGGGGAATCACCTGTCCCAGGGCCCTCGGCGTTCGCAGGAATATGGAAGTCAGGTCACCAATCATTGAACCGCCCCACGAAGATTCCGGACCAGTTGCTGGTTTACCGACCCCTGCTCACGCGCAACGGCTTGGCCAGCCTGTTGTGGGTCGGTCACGCCGTGGATGTGAATGTCCGTCTTCTGGCTGATCTGCGGCGCGGCTGCGGCAACCGGCTGCATGCCGGCGGCGGCGTTGATCTGCTCGCTGCCGTAGGGGTTGTAGCCGTTCTCGTGCTTGATGATGCCTTTCATGAGTATGGCCAGCGCGGCCGGATCGGCCCGGACGTCGAACTTCTCGTCCGGGTCGATGCCCATGAACTGGGCCAGCTGATCGATGTAGGCCCTGGTGTCGTTCTCCGACGAAGGCGCATAGGTCGTGACCACCTCTCGGACGGTGTCCAGCCCCCGATCCCCGTACAGGCGCAACTGGTTGGCAAGCGCCTCCAGCCCGTCCTTGGCGGTCTTGAATACCGCGAACCGCCCGTTCGGTCCTTCCTCCCGCGTCGCCCCGGCTTGGCCCACATAGTTCAGGTTGCCCGGGTTGTTGTTGCGGATTCCGCGCGGCTCCTTCCCGCCGGCGCGGCGCGCCTTGCGGTCCTCCAGCACCTGCTTGGCGCGCTCCCCGTCGCCCGACAGCAGCGCGTCGCCCAGGTTATACAGGTCGTGCGCCTCTTCCACGGACCGATCGATGTACCCGCTCACATCGCCGAAGCCAAGCCCCTTGGCGAACTTATCCAGGATGGGCTCGACCCGCTTCCAGATCTTCTCGATGACGTCGGCAAGTCGCGTAATGCCGTCGATGGCCTTATCGATCTCCCCGGACCACTTCCCCCAGTCGATCAGGGACTTCCCGCCTTCCTTCCAGACCAGGTAGTCGTCGACGAGCAGCGCCAGCGCCGAGGCTAGGGCCACAATCCGGCCGACGGGCGTAGCAAGGAATGCCGAGTTGAATACCAGCCAAGCCGCGGCCAGTAGACGAAGGACGCGCAGGACTTCCTGCGTTTCCTCGCTCAGTCCGTGAAACCACTGAATGACTGCCCGCACGGCTTGGCCAGCCCGCTGAGCGACGGTGACCACGATGTCGCCGATCTTGACCAGGAAGTCCACCACCTTGACGATGGCGTCGCTGATCAGGTCGAAGTTGGATACGATCCACTGGCGGAACCTGCGGATGTCGTCGGCCAGACCGCCAGCCAACTCGGAGCCGGTCTTCTTGGCCAGGATGTCGAAGGCCGCGCCCAAGGTCCGCAGCTCGACCATGAATCCATGGCTGGCCTTGGCCGCCTGGTCGGAATCCAGCCGCGCGGCGCGCAGCATGTCCCGGTATTCGTTGCTGAACTGGCCCAGCCCCTGCTGGAGCGCCTGCAGCGTCCGTTCGTCGATCCCGAGGAAGTCGGCGTATGCCTTGGCGCGGTAGTACGGCATCTCGCGCAGCCGCTCGCCCAAGCCGGTGAGGATATCGCCGGTGTCGCGCAGTTGACCGTTGGCACCCCGCGTCTGAACCCCCAGATTGCGCAGGAATGACTCCGCGCCTGGCGAAGATCGCACGAAGCGCCCCAAGGACTCGACCGCTTCCCGAGCACCGGCGCCGAACTGGCGGGCAGCGAAGTCCAGAGCCTGAATCGTCTCGACGGATGCCTTATTTCGCTGGGCAGCGAAGTACAACTGCTCCAGGCTGTCGGCGATCTTCGCCACACCCGCCACGACGGCGGTTGCCGTGGCCGCGGTGGCAGCGCCGAGCGCTACGACAGTCTTGGTAGCTTCGGCTATGCCCCCGACGAACCGGTCCTGGCCGCGCTGGTCGATCTGGAATCCCAGGCTGACCAGGAATTCCTTGATCACGTCCGCATCGGCTGCCATATCAGGTCTCGTTCATTCGCTGCGCGATCGCGCGGTTCTCTTCCAGGACATCCAGCGCGTCGTTCATCAGCGCCACGTCTGCCAGGTCCACCGCGCCATTGACCAGGCTCTCGTATTGGCACATGCCCCGCACCACGGGCCGCAGGAGCCAGTCCTCGCCACCAGGCAGTGACGCCCAGCGCACTCCCGAATTCCCTACTTCGCGGGAAGGCTCGCGGGGAGTGCGCCGAAAATATTTCCCAAGTTGCCCTGGATCACCTTGGCGGCCAGCTGCACCATGGCCTTCAGATCGATGTCGTCGAAGACCAGATGTCCTTCGCGCCACACTGGCGCCCAGGTCGTGGGGTCGGTCTGGCGGGATACGACGGCCAGGCAGGTGCCCAGAACGTATTCCGCATCCGCGTCGGGCATCCTGGCCACAGCATCTGCCAGCGGCCCCAGCGCCTTCGCGAAGTCCGCCTGGCCTGCCGAGGCGCCGCCGAACGCGGACACCAGGCCCGTCAGGGCCGGGGCGACCCGGCGCGCGACGTGGAACTGCTGCATCGCGTTCAGCTTGCCGATGCGGTATTGCTTGCCGTTGATCGTCGTTTCCATCAGTTGTACGTCCCCAGGTTGCGGTCGATCTTGCCAGCGTCGAAGGTCCATTCCACGATGCCGCCCTCCTTGGCATAGGTCAGGTCCGGCGCGCGCTTGAATGCGACGCCGCGCGCCACGGCAATGTCGCCAGAGACCGAGTTGCGCACGGTGATTACGTTCTTGCCGTGCAAGGCGCTGGAGAGCGTCTGCGCGTCGTACTGGATCATCAGCGCCTGGTTGACCGGACTGGTCTTCAGCAGGCGGACCGTGATCTGCCCCGACTTGTCCGCATGCAGGCTGTGCATGAACTCGCCATCGGATCCGACAGTCATGGTGTTCTTGTCGGCCGCGGGCGCGATAGTGATGCCTTCCTCGGCAGTGGCCGCGCCGTAGCCCATTTCCACCACACCGGTGGGGCCGACCAGCGTGGCCTGTACGTCCAGAAACGAATAGGTAGCCATGTTGGCGTGCTCCGATTACCGGTTGACGTTGATGATGACGTCGACGCTATGGATGGCGCCGGCGAGTTTGATCGCGCACTGAATCACGGGCGACCGGCGGGCCTCGCGGTCCGCCTGCGACTGCGTAGCCACCGGCGGGGCGTAGATGTAGTAGCCGCTGCTCAACGTGTCGCCGCGCTTCAGGTTGCCGAAGCCATCGGCATTCCACACCCCGGGCGCGACCAGGCCGTTTGCAACCGCCTGTTCTAGCCGGCTTGCGATCGTGGTGACGATCTGGTTGACGCCCGCATCCGTCTGGGGAATCTTCGTCGTGCTGGTGAAGAGCAGGTTGTAGACCGCGGTCTGGACGTCGTTCTGCAGCCAGTCGGTGCCGTGGACCTCGTCGAAGAAGAAGCCGTTGCCCATCACGCCCTGCTGGATGATGGCCGTGTCGTTGTCGTAGTTCACGAACACGTTGCAGTTCTTCGCCGTCAGCGCGGCCGCCTGGGTGGTCGTGAGGGTCTCCGCCGTCACGCCCGGCTCCTGCTTGAACTTCAGCGTGATGGTGGTGTTGTTGCCCTGGAAATTCACCGTGAAGGCACGGCCGAAGATCGAAGCGGCGGCGTACGGGCTGGACGACGAATACTGCACGAAGGTGCGCTTGTAGAGCGCCGCCTTCACCCGGCTGGCAATGTCGGTCGTGATGGTGCTGTCCAACGCGGCCGTGGCCTGCGTGGTCACGCCGTAGATGCGCGACGGGCTGGCCGCCTCGATGAAAGCGGCGACCTCAAGGTGGGTATCGTCGGTAACGCCGGTCGCGGCCACCATGAGGCCATACCAGTCGTTGGACATGTCGGCCAGTTCCTGCACCGCCTGCAGCAACGTCTCCGCGGCGATGCCGGCCACCGGGACGGCGGACTGCGCCTGCGTCAGGCCCAGCAGCGTGCTGACGTCAGTTCCGGAATCCGGCGCCGTTGCCCAGCTCACCGCCGAGGTGCCGCCCGTCGTATCACTGGTCACCACGAAGCGGCTGTTCACCGCGTCCCAGGCCACCACCGCGCCCGTCAGGACGCTGTTCACTTCCGAGGCCACACCGTTGAGGTTCGTGGCTGTCGAGAAATCCAGGCCGCTGACGGTCTTCGCGGAACCGTCGACGGTAATCTTGAACCCACCGTCCGTGACGCTGGTGAAGTTGGACAGGGCCTGCTGGGTCGGATTGAGGATGGCGCCACGCAACAGCCCGGCCGTGGCCGTCTGTGCCCAGCGGCCGATGTACAGCTCGTCCGGCTGCGGCGACTGGGAGAAGAACAGGACCGCGGCCAGGTATTCGGGCGCCGACGTGCCGAAGTCGCTTGCGACGCCATCCAGATCCGAATACTGGCGCATCCGCTCCTGGGTGTCGATGACCGGCGAAGACCCGACGACCAGCAGCGCGCCGAAATCGCGCGTGCCGGCGGCGACCGGCGACATGACGATATCGACGTTCACGATATCGCTGATGGGAAGCCCTTGGCTCATGGATGACTCCGGAAAAGAAAAGGCCCGCTCGGTGGCGGGCCTGGAATGGTTCTGGTCGGGACTGCTACGGCACGACGACTTCGGCGCCGGGGCCGGTATCGGACTGGATATCTGCTGCGGCGCCGAGCAGGTTAAGCACCGGGTACGTGCGCCGGATCACGCGCCGGAACTTCATCGGCAGGTCGTACCGCTTCTGCCACTGCTGGTTGACCAACTCGGGCACCGCGAAGGCGTCGGTGACCTGCACCAGGGCGATACCCTGGGCAATGATCCCTTCGCTGTTCTGGGGCACATACGCGCCATCGCGCAGTGTCTCCGCGTACCGCATGGCGTTTGGCCCGTAGAACGTCGCCAGGAGGTCGATTTCCTGATGCCGCGTGTACAGGTCCTGGCCGTGGCCGGTCCCATCGTGCTGGATCGCGGGATAGTCCTGCGATCGCGTGCGGGTCACGCCGATGGCGCACCAGTCGGCCGTAGGGCCCGGCGTCTGTGGCACGGTCGGCTGCCAGCGCGGGCGGACCATGTCGCCCGGTAGTCCGGTGATGCCCACGACATAGGCCTGAAACACCGCGTCGAGATCTAGGTCTTCCAGCGGCGGCGAAGGCACGGCCGGCAACAGATATCCGCCAGTCGCTGAGGTCTTAGCCATCACCCGCCCCTTGGACCGGTATCAGGTCGCAGTAGGCCTCCACGAAGCCCGCGCCGTACCGCGAATAGTTGTTCACCGTGGTCACCGTGTACCGGGAGCCATCCCAGGTGACGATGTCCGCATCGATGCCGGGCGCGCTTTCGACCAGGCGGAATTTCGTGCATACCAGGATGGAGCCCTTCACGCGGGAGCCTGTCTCCATGCGGGTAAGGATGTCTCCGGAATCGCTGGTCACGACGCCGATGAATGGCGTGTCCGTAGACGTGTTCGTGGCCATGCCATCGTCGCCGACGGTCTGGACATTGCGCGTGCACACCAAGGTATCGAAGAAGTCCGGATCCAGCAGCACGTCGCTGACGTCCAGCAAAGGCATTGAACGCTCCAAAGAAAAAGCCCCGACGATTTCGCGTCGGGGCTTGCTGGGGCCGGTGCTGAACTCCGGCTTTCCGGCTTGCTTCCTGTCTCAGAGTCCTTCCAAGCGCTTGGTGCCGGCTGAGGGCCACTCGCGCATCAGCCTGCGCATTCCCAGCAAATCGATTCTACTTCTTCCGGAGCACGTAAGTGACCGAATTGCGGAGCTGCCCGGTATCGAGCAGCGGCTTGTCCCCCGTACGGCCCCGCTTGCGGCGTGCGGCCAGCGTACGCGGTGCCAGCGGAGCAAACGGGCCGTCCTGAATCTTTGCGCGCACAGCGTTCTGTGCCTTGATGCCGGCCGAGACCATACTGCGCTCGACCTGGCCCACATTGCCGTCCAGTGCAGCTCTCGTGCCGGCGCGCAGGCTTTCCAGAACCTCGGGCTGGGCATTCTCCACGCCCGGGATCAGGAACGGCCGCGCCGGGATGTTGGCCGCTGGGCTGCCGAACTCCTGGATGTACCCGATCTGCGCATTGGAGAGCGGCGTCTCGTCGCGGCGCTCCGGCGCACTGTCCGGTATGCCCACGAGGACATCCTTCTTCACGAGTTCGGACATCGATGCCAGGACCTGCGCCAACCTGTCGATAGTGACCTTGGCACTCATAGCTGGATGCCCCCGGCGCCGAACATGCGCGCCCACTGAAGGAACTGGATACCGTAGGTACTCATGTTCCAGAATCCGCCGTCCTCCAGCGTGACGGCAGCAGCGTCGTAGCTGACGCTCACCTTATCCACGGCCTTGGCAGTCGTCGGGCCGGAAACACCGCCAGGCGCGCCCCCAGCGGATGCGGTCTGCTGGTTGCGGCGGGCGACAGTCAGCTGGTGCGCCGTGAACAAGGCCACGGCATACGGCCAGATCGTCCCCCAGCGGCACTCCGGGAGCAACTGTTCCGCCAGGCTCAGGAAGAATCCCACCTCGGCGTCCGGGTATGCGGTAGCGTCGGCGAATTCCGGGAAGTCCTGGCGGAAGGTTGCTACGTCCATGGTCGGTCCTTACTTGCTGGCGTTGGCCCTGCCGGATTGCTTGCCGTCATCCTTGGCGGTGGACTGGGCATTCTGCGCGACCTGCTTGCCTTCGGCAAGCGCCTTCTCCCGGGCTTCCAGCGCCACTTCGGCAGCTTGCACCGCCTTTTCGCGGTCGGCCAGCACGCCTTCGCGGGCGTCCAGATTGGCGGAGCGTGCCAGCAGCGCTTTCTCCCGGTCTTCCAGGTCGGCGACCATGGCATCCGTCGCGGCCTTGGTGTCGACGTCCACTTCCGGCTCGTTGCCGGTGTGGGCCTTCGTATACCAGTGGTCAGCGATATCGGCGGGCACCGTGTGGTTGCCGATGGGGAAGAAGTGCTTCTCCCCCTTGTGCTGGAGATTGAACGGCGTGTGAACGTAGATCTTCGGCATGTCGATCCCCTTAGATGCCGTCGCGGTAACCCAGCGTTTCCGGGTACACGAACTCGACGGCGCCCAGACGGCCGAAGTAGGTCGTCAGCTGGTAGATGCTGCGGTATTCCAGCGGCGTCCGCTGCAGGGGCACCAGCGGGAAGCGCACGCGCTGCTGGTCCTGGGTGTAGGCCACCATGCGGTTCGCGTTGGACGCGCCACGCTGGTACAGCCACTTCAGCGGCTGGATGTCCAGGGGGCGGCCATTCACGCTGTTGCTCAGGCTGTTCATCTTGAGGAACTCCAGCACCGAGATGTTGCCCGCGCTCGACACGATGGTCCCGACCAGCTTGGAATACTGCACCGGAGGCAGCAACAGCTTGCTCGGGCAGATGGCATAGCCGGACGCCGCCCAGACGCTGTTCAGCAGCTCGTTCACATCGTCCAGGATCTGCTGGGGCGTGGCCGTGGCCCAGTTCCCGGTCTGCGCGTTCGCGACGGGGACCTTCGGACTGTTGGCCAAGCCGAACAGGCCGAGCGTGGCATCGCCGATGTACACCTGCTCGTCGATGTCCATGTTGTGCTTGAGCTGCATGCCCGTGTACTTTTGCTGGTCCACGGGGCGCCCGAGCTTCTGGGCGGACTCCAATTCGGGAATCGTCCAGCCCAGCTCCATGCCCCACAGGGTGAGCGGCGAGGCCGTCTTGCCGATATCCAGCGCCAAGCCCTGGATCGCGTTCGCGTCCTTGCCGATCCAGCTCTTGCCGGTGGGCGACGGGCCGCCGGCCGCGGCGAAGGTGGAATTGGTGAAGGACGACGTTTCGTCCGCGATCGAGACGTCCTCGCGCAGGTCGATGTCGCGCGACCAGGTCACGGACGCCAGCGGGGCGTGCAAGGTCTGGTCCAGGCGTTCCAGTTCGCCGATCAGGAAGGCGCCGGCGGAGTCGATGGTCTGCCGATCGAAGGTGATCATCGAATCCGTCGTGCGGGCGCGTGCGATGCGCCGGGAAGCGTCCATCACGGCCGCCAGTTCGGTTTTGCTCAGGTTCATGATTGCTCCGTAGGGGCGAAAAAAAAGCCGCCCGGAGGCGGCCATCTTTCGTGATGGGGGATCAGTTGCGGAAGGAGATTTCGACGTTGCCGTCGGCGTCGGCGGCGCACTCGAAGACGGCATTGATGGCGACCGTGTTGGTGCCGTCGGCTGCGCCTTCGAATCCGCCGATCGGCTTGCCGGCCGCGGCGGCCGCCACGCGCACGTAGACCTGGCCACCGGCCACGACCGACGCGCCGCCGTTCAGCTTCACCGTCACCCAACCGCGGCGCAGCACATCGGCCGGGCCGGCGGTGGGCGGCGTGGCGGTGCCGAGACCATCGGTACCGGAGTTCGTCGGGTAGGGGCGCACCAGCACGCCGAACGCGTCGGTTGCTGCCTCGCCGCCGGCGAAGGGCACGAACTTGCCGGCGGACATCTTGCCGACCAGGCCGTAGGCCGAGAAAGGAGCCGCGGAGTTGAACATTTGGGTCTCGACGACCGATTGCCCTTTGCGGCTGACGTCGCCCGCGATCCCGGACGGCATGCGATAGAGAAAAGCTACCATGATGGTGGTTCCTTGGTTATTTGCCCGCCCGGGCGGTCCAGAAATCGCGGTTTTGCTGATTGATGCTCGCCACCGTAGCGGCGCGCCCGAAGTCCCGCGTCGTGATACCGCTGCGCGCGCCGGACGTGTTGTTCTGGTGGCGACGCAGCGCCGCGGCACCGTTGAAGATCGTGCTGACTGCGCCGGCGTCCATGGTCATGAACTCGGCGGGACGGCCACCCAGGAAAGGATCGATCGCTGCGCGGCCGGCGTCGGTCGCATACGCGGTCTCCAGGGCCTTGCGCTGGCAGGCGCAGATGGCATCGGCCGTCTTGACCTTCTTGCTGTCGAAGGTCGGCAGCTTGATGCCCGGCGCCAGGATTTCGGCGTGGGAGCGGACGGTGGCCATGTCGCCGGTGTAGGTTTCGCCCTTGGCCTCCGTATTGGACTCGGCCGTTTCGGCTTCCAGGACGGCGTCCTTGGTTTCCTTTTCGTCGTCGTCCTTCTCGTCCAGCTTGGCTTCCATGTCGCCGATGCGCTTGTTCATGGCGTCCAGGGTGGACATGATCTTGGCCAGGGCATCGCCGGTCTTGCCGGATTTGTCGTCGTTCTTGTCCTTGTCCTTGTCGTCGTCACCGTCCCCGTCGGCGGTTTCAGCCTCCTTCAAGGCTTCCTCCACGCCCGCTTCGTCCTTGGTCTTCAGGGCAGCGCGAAGCTTGTCCATCCAGGTTTTCTTTGCCATTTCCGGTTCCTTATCTCCGATTGCGCAACGCGGGCCGCAGCGGCCGCGCTCTACCAGCGCCACATGATTGCCAATGATGTTGCGCTGTACCCCGCGCCCGGGCTCAATCTGTACGTAGTCGGCGTCATAGCCGCAGGAGACCTCCCGCAGGCCAGTGCGGACCGCGTCGATAGCGGCGCGGTCAGTGATCAGCATGTCGGCCAGGATGTAGCCATCGTTCAGGCCCTCACCGCGGCGCACGTTCTGCGTGATGCCGACGGCCAACTGGCGCCAGGTCTCTGGCGTCACGAAGTCGGCCGGGTGGTCCATCGTCACCGGCTTGCCTTCGAAGCTGGCCAGCGTTTCCGGCCGGAACACCTCTTCTGGCGTGCGGTCGACGTGGATGATGCCGTCGCTGCCCGTCTCGATCGGCACCTCGCCGGCGGCGTACAGCAACTCGCCAATTCGCGCGATCGGGACGCCCTCGCACAGCAGGAAGCCCTCATTCGTCACGGACTGCCGCGCGCCCAGGCGCTCGACCGTGTAGAAGCCGCTGGCCATGCGGTCAGTGGTGTGCATGCTCATTCCTTTGCCAGGATCGGTTCCGCGTAGCAGCGGCAGTTCCAGATCTCGCCGGGGTGGTGCCGGATCCAGTTCGGGCGCTTGTCGTCACCCTCGTTGACCATCGGCGGGTCGTTCCAGGCGAAGACCTTGCCGTTCATGTGTCGATGCCCCGGCCGCACGTCAGAATCGCCCACGGTGCGCCAGATGTAATGCGTGCTGCCCACCGACTGCGCGCGCGCCTCGGTGAGCTTGGCGGCCGTTCTGGCGACCTCCGTGCGGGCGATCAGCATGGCGCGGCTCTCGGCGACCTCGCCAGACCGCTGGATTTCCTTCGCGATCTCGGCAGCGCGCGTGCTGTCTTGCAGGCCTTCGATGGTCAGCTTGTGCACACGCTTGGCCGCGTCCAGCGGCAGCGACTTGATCAGCTCGACCTGCTCGCCGAGCAACTGCTGCATGACGCGCCCGGTGTCGGCGTTGCGGATCTCGTCGCGCAGCGCCTGGGACATTTCCTTGCTGCGCTCCAGGAAGGCGTCGCGGTCGCGCCTGTTTACCTCGGTCAGCATGCGCAAGGCGGCGCCGCGTGCCCATTCCTCCAGGGCTTTGGAATATGACTCCAGGATGGCGGTGATAGGCGGCACGGCGGCCGGGTTGCCCGCGGGAAAGCCGTCGATGATGTCGCCGATGTTCTTGGCCACCTTCTTCAGCTGCGCCGAGAACTGGACCTCCGCGCGCCGCGCCCTGACCGGATCAGGTCGGCGCTGTCGCTTCCGCTCCTGGCGCTTGTCCTTGGTCCTCGCCGAGACCGAGCCCAGGTACATCGACTTCGCCGGGATCGGGCGGGTCGTTGTCTGCGGCATCGATGTCTTCCTCGGTGATCGTGCTGAATACGCCGGTCACCCGGCTGGACTTGCGCAGCTCGGACAGCGCGGTCTTGCGGCCGACGATGCCCATGTCGAAGGTGCTGCCGACCGCGCGCGCCAGCTTCTCGGCGATGTCCGCCTTCTCGGTATCGGTGATCTGCCACAGCGGGCGGAACTCGAAGCCGAACTGGTCGTCAGGCGGTTTGCCCAGCGCCGACCGGTGGATGACGTCCAGCAGGACTTTCAGGCCGAAACGCAGCTTTCTATCCTGCTGCTGGGCCACCTTGTCGTAGTAGGTGCGCAGGTCGGATTCGCCCGTGGCGTTCAGCCCTGCGGGCGACTGACCGAAGAGCCGCACCAAGGGAATCTGGAGCGCACCGGAGATCTGCTGGCCGAACTGCAGCAGGACGTTGTCCAGGCCGCTGAAGGTGTACGAATGGGCCTCGAACTCGTCGTCGGCGTCCATGAGAGTCATGCCCTCGTTGGACTGGAACCGGCGGATGAAGTCCATCTGCTTCATCAGGCCGGCCTCGGCTGGGCCACCCATGGCCAGGATTTGGCGCAAGCCCTTGACCTTGTACGTCCGGAGATGCGCCTTGTAGACCAGCTGCGCCGCGCCCTCGGTCGTGCTGTCGAAGGCCAGGAGACGGTCCCACAGCCGCTCCAGCACCGACTGCCCCCACAGGTTCTCTGCGATTCGCTGCCAATACGGGAGGTCGACACCCTCCATGCGGATCACGCGGCTGTAGTGGATGCGCTGGTTGCGCAGGGCCATGCCGTCGGCCACGACCTGGTAGAACTTCGGTTTGCCGAGGTTCGGACCGTATTCGGTGACCAGGTCCTGAAGCGACGGCTGCACCAGCCAGCGGTCCAGGACCAGCAGGCCTTTGAACTGGTCTTTCTTGATCGTGTCCAGATTCAGCGGCGTGCTCACGTCCTGGCCGTCGATCAGCATCACCGCGACGGCGCCGCCGTAGAGCCGGGACCACTTCACCGTATCGCACAGCGCATCCCAGACTTGGAATTCCTCCATCGTCGCGTGGATGCGGTCTGCATCGTCGGGGTCGATATCGCTTGCCAGCTCCAGGCCGGCGCGCGTCATGTCCTCGGCCACCGCGTCCACGGCCATGCCGCAGATCCAGGACGACCGGTAGGCCGCCTCCATCTGGATGCGGTTGCGGCTGACCAGGTCGAAGGTGTAGTGCCCCTTGGACGCCTGGTTCGCCGCCTGGATGCCGACCCGCGCTTCGAAGTTGGCGAACGAGTCGGCAACCCGGGCGGTGGGCGCGACAGCCTGCGGCGCACGCACCTTTCCGTAACTGCGACGACCCATGGTTTTCCTTACGCTGCGAGGCGCGCCCAGACATCGAGCGCGCGGGAGGCCGGCTGGTACGCGATCATGACCGCGTCCGCCAGGTTGGGGGACTTCGTGTTGTCGGGCTGCTTGTTGACCTGGATCTTCCCGGTCACCGTCTTGCCGTACGTCGGCTGGGACAGCTCCATTACCAGCGCCGCGCGGTCGGGCAGGTCAGGTTCGATCGATATCAAGTCGTCCGGGTTGAACTCCATCCCCTCGACCACGGCCCGGTAGGTAGCCTGGAAGCGCAACCGCAGCGACCACCAGGCCTGGGCCTTGGCGTTGGCGAAGAAGTCCTTGTTCAGGCGCTTGGGGACCATCTCGCCGTCCGGGTCGTAGACCTCACCGGAGCCGCGGAATGGCTCCACCATGATCTGGCGCTTGGCTTCGGCCTGGCGCTGCTCGTTGATCACCCGGGAATCGCCGCGGACGCCCGAGCCCAGGCCGTCCGCGTCGTAGTCCAGCATCTCATAGCCGTACTCGTCGCAGTAGCCCATGGCACGAACCACGGTGTCGAAGATGTCGCTTCCCTTGCCGGACCACTGGTGCAGGTGCTGCAGCACGATGCCGTGGCGGCCAGCGAAGGCGTTCTTGTCCCGGCCCTCATCGGCCACGTCCAGTCCAGCGCGGCGGGCGCCAGAAGGCTGGATGCCCAGCTTTTGGTGCGCGCCGATGGCGGCCTGCACCCAGGCGGAGGGAATCAGGACGCCTTCCACCGACGCGGCGTAGTTGATGTCGATTTCCTGCGCCACCGTAACCGGGTCCAGGTCGCGCACCTGCTTCTCGTACCAGGCGTCATCCTTGCGGGGATCGTCGCGCCAGTGGAAGGTGAAGACCGGGATCCGGCCACTGTGCCGGCGCTGGGCGAAGGGGTTGGCCGATCCGTTCGGCGTGCTGATGTCCTGCCGGCAGTTGGTCGTCGCGGCCAGGGACGCTTCCACCAGCTGCGGCCGCTCCAGAAATGCCGACTCGTCGACGATGTAGAAGCTCGCCCGGTCCCCGCGGCCGATGTTGTCGCCCGCCTCGCCGGTAATTACCGAGCCCGTCTCCGGGAAGTGGATCCGCATGTGGGCGCTGTGCAGGCGCTCGTCCCAACTGCCCCGGAACTCCACGGGCAGCAGCTTTATGAACGCGCGTGCCTTCCAGAACAGCGACTTCGGGGAACCGATCTTGTCGACGTACTCTTCCTTCCGGGAGCCGAAGCCAACCGCCACGCCCTCGCGGAACAGGCATACCGTGTCGGCCAGGGCCACCGTCAGCCAGGACATGCCCATGTCACGGCTTTTCTCGGTGATGCCCGGCTCCTGCCGCTCCCAGCGCTCCATGAACCAATGGACCCATTCCTCCTGCTTGGGGAACAACAGCAGCGGGACGCTGGACGGCAAGCCGCGCTCGACATTGCGCGGGTCGAACGTCATGCCCCAGTCGATGATGAACTGGGCGGGGTTCTGGGCGTAGAAGGCCTTCAGGTGCTTCAGCTGCTCGGGTACCGCCCGGATGCGCTTGAGCCGCTCGATCCGCCACTCGAAGACCTGGCGATAGTCAGGATTCTTCCAGTCGAACGGGAACGGTATGGGCATCAGTTCATCAGGGCACGGTAGGCAGCCGCAGCAGCATTCGGGTCGTCGGACACCACCGTGGTGCCCTGCGCATTGGCGGGCGCCGGGGGCGGGGGCGGGGGCGGCTCGGGATTGTTCAGGCCGTAGATGTCGCGCTCCAGGCCGATCAGCACCTTCAGGGTTTCGCCCAGCTTCTTCATGCCGTCGACGCGGGAACCGAAAGTCAGGACCTTGTCGTACGCGGCGGCCCGCTTCTTGGCGCCGTCCTCGCCCTCTTCGCGCAGGAACTCGCCCAGGTGCGCGAACAGCTCAGGGTCATTGGTCTGCGCCTCCAGCTCGTCGAACAGTTGCATGCAGAGGCGGTGCGCGCGTGTCACGCTGCGGCGCTGGGTCAGCATCACGCCGGCGAGCTGTTCGCTGTTCTGATCAACGACTGCGGCAACCTGCTCTTTCTGGTTACCGGAAACCTCCGTGGTAACCGACTGCTTGGTAACCAGCGCTTCGGCCTTGGCGCGGATGGCAGCGGATAGGTCGCGCTCCCAGCCGTCGCGCTTGGCGCGCTTGGCGATCGCCACGTGGGATATGCCCTGACGGCTGGCAATCTCTCGGACCGATAGCATGCCGGCGCGATAATCCGCCTCGATCCGTTCCCAGTCGGGCGCGGCTTTCTTGGCTTCCGTCATGCTCAACTCAGGGTGAACCCAGTAATGACGCCGTCGGCATCCACCTGGGGGGTGATCTTGCTCGTGTAGGTGCCCGTCACGGGGACCGTCAGGTCGGTACCATCCTGCACCAGTCCGAAGTTGGGCAGCAGCGTCACGCCATTCAGCGCGCCTTGGTCGATGTCGAAGGTGGCGCCCGCGCTGGTGCCCCCGGCGGTCTTCACGGACACGGGCGCCGCATTGATGACGATCCTGGTCGTGGCGTTCGCCAGGGTGAAGGTGGCCTGGTTCTGGCTCACTGCCGCGACCATTGCCACTCCGCCGGATCCGTCGTACTGGTTGACGATGGTGCCGTCGTTGCCGTCCTCGGTGACGGCGTAGTTGTGGGGCAGCGCGACATTCTGGAACGTGTCGCTGGCGACATGGGTTGTGACCATGGCCAGCAGCCCGGTGTTGTCTTCCTTGGACAGGGGCAGGCTGTTGCCGTCCGTCACCAGCGTGTTGCCCGCGGGAAACCGGACATTGGTCAGCGCGCCCTGGTTGACGAAGGCCGTTCCATTACCTGCGCTAGAACCGCTGCTCGTGGCCAGCGCCACCGTGCTGTTGGCTGCCACCATGGCGACCGTGGCCGGCAGAGTCACGGTGACGGCATCGTCCTGGACATCCGCCGTGCCCTGGTAGGTCGGCGACACGTCATTGGCCGGCTTGACCGTCACAGCCTGGCCGTCCTGCACCGGTGCGCCGCCTTCCGTCGTCTCGCTGGCACCGAAACCCGTGGCCGGATTGTTGAATCCTGCGTCTACCGACATGGCTATCACCAGTTCGTGGCAAGGGTGGCGACGCAGTAGGCGTCCGCCGGGGCGCCCGTCACCGTGATTCGCACCGCCTGGATGCCAGACAGGAAAGGGGCCCAGCGGCGCTCTGTCGTCAGGTCCAGCGGGTTGGCGCCCTGCTCCCACACGTCCGCGAACGCGCCCATGGCCTCGATGGTGGCCGAGCCCGTCATGGCGGCGGTGTAAGGCGTCCCGTCGGCCTTCTGGAAGGACAGGGAGACCTCGTTCCAGCACGGCGGGTAGCGGACGCCGATGTCGATCGTCGCGGTGCCGTTCTGGAACGGCTGGGATTGCTTGGCCATGGATGGTCTCGGGATGTGGGGTGTGGGGCCAGACGGATCAGGGTGGCCGCGGCTATTGCGGGCATACCTGCCGCTCTTCTGGCGGCACAGGCCAGAGCCAGCATGCGCGAGGAACTTCCTCGCATCCGGACGCCCCTGCATTCTGGACCGCCTGCCGGATATCGCTGGTTGGTTGCTGCGGCTTTTCCCACTGGGCTGCCGCCTCAAATCTTCCCCGTGCACCCAGGGAGGAGGACCCGTTTCAGCGGGGATGGCGAGGCGGCAGCCCAGTGGAAGAAAATAAAAAAGCCGCCTAAGGGCGGCCTTATCGTCCCACTAGGGGACTATTCGGTTTGAGGACCGGTGGCAATCAAGTAGCAAATCGACATCCCTGTCTTGTAAAGTGCCATCGCCAGGTCCTGTCCATGGCCGTGGCTAAGCGGAATGCGCAGCCTGTCTTGCCCTTCTCCGACATACGGATCGTCGTACGGAGGGATATTGATATGCCACACGGGCTGCCATAAATCACGTCCGTACTGATCCTTCGATTGACGCTCCACAACGACAATCGCAATTGCGTCCTCGGTTGGAACTGCCCATTGCAGGCTTAGCCGGCCTTTGCCAAATGGCGTAGCGATATTTGCCGCGATATCGCCGTCCTCGTCAACGGCCTGCACCTGCAGTCCTACCCTTTGGTTGACATCAGATTGCCCGAAGAGTTTGCCGATTGCGCTCACGAATTTTTTGGTGCGATCTCGGAGACGCGCGGAATGATCCACGGCCTGATCAAACGCACGCCACTTTTCCTCTTGCACCAGTGTAGACATGGTCTCCTCCTTTAGGGTTATGGAGGGGACATTCGACCACATGAACCTGAACTGCACATTACACGGCGGTGCCTGCTTTCGCCGGTAAAAATACAAAAGCCCCGGCGAGTAGCTCGGGGCTTCATTTCTTCCAGGCAAGCCAAGGGAGCCTTTTCGGCTCCCGTCTACTCGGCCACGCTAGGCGTGTCGGCTGTCAAGTTGTGATCCGGATTCTGAGCCCTAACTGCCCTTGCGGCAAGCCTTGCCAGGATCGTCGCGAGAAAGCCACATGCTTTGCCCATTTCGGAATCGAAGTCGGCGAAGCGGATCGCGGCCGCGCGGCATACCCGGTGCGGGTGCAGCCGGTAGGTGTAGTAGCCGGCGAGCATCATCTTGGCCTTCATGGGCATCAGCTCGTTGCGCCAGGCGCGCTCCACCTCCATGGCGTCGGCCGTCTGCGCGCGGGTGGGCGGCTCGGATTTGTGCTCCGGCTTGTACTTCCCCGCCATGACGGCCAGTTGGTGGCATATCTTGGCGGTGGGGCTGGTCCCGGGGGTGATCTTGTCCCGCATCACCCAGCCCCAGTTCTCCAGCCGCTCGTGCAGCTCCGGGCCGATCTTGGTCCGGAAATCCATCTCGCGCGTCATATCTTCCCCCGCAAAAAGACGCTCAATCCTGGCAAGCGCGGCGTCCTTGGACGGCCGGCGCGCCTGCATGCCCTGCTTCCGCTCCAGCACCTTGGCCGGGTCCCCTCGCTCCCAGCGTTCCTCCCAGGTCACTGGACACCGCCTTCCCGCACCGGGCTGCCCATGTTCAGCAGCGGAGGCTGTGCGGCGGCCGCGCGCTCGGCCAGATGACGCATCGTCGCGGAGAGGCGCAGCGCGCCTGTCACGATGCGCACGGGCGCCGGCGTAGGTGTTTCCAGCACGACGATGGTGCCGCGCTGTCTGGCCAACTCGGCCTTCCAGCGCTCCACCGCGACCTCCGGCGTCTTGGCGCGGCGCGCAATGCCGCCGCCGGTGCATAGCCAGGCCCCGCCCGGCTCCTGGCGCACGCTCCAACTGATGCAAGGCATGCCGGGTTCCTTCACCCGGCCGCACAATCCCTTTCTGGCCAGGATCTGCGACACGCGGCCCGGAGAAATGCCCAGTTCGGCCGCGACCTTAGCGGTGCTTCCGCCGGCGAAGATGCGCGCGACGATCGCCTCATCGCGATCCGGCATCGGCTGGTTGCTCATAGCAGGGCCCCTTGCGGCGTGTCGACCGGCATCGGTACGACCTTGACCATCAGCCGCGCGCCAAACTCGTCGGGCTCGGCGCGGCGCGCGATGATCTGCCGTACCCATGCGTCGTCGTTGAAGACCACGTCCTTCAAGCTGTCCAGGACCACCTTCTGGGCGTTGTCTAGGTCCAGGCACTGGACGCTGTCGTCCCAGGCCGGCCCCTGCTGCCGCATGCGCTTTTGCCAGTCCAGCGGTCGGTGCGGGTACAGGGTCAGCTCCAGCGCGACGCGGCCGGCAATCGGCGCGCGCACGCCGGCGACCCTGGCCATCTTCGCGACCTGGTCCTTGTATTCCTTCGCCTCCTTGGTCACGTACATGCTGACGAATTCCGGCTTGCCGCGCGGCTTGACGGTGCGGTAGGCCCAGTACCGGTTCGCCGATATCGGGTATGGCAGCGTCAGCACGACGGCGGCTGGACGTGCGATCTGGTGCAAGTTGGCGATTTCGGCAAGGTTCTCCGCAGCCTGGGCCAGTGGCAGCCCTTCCAGGCGCTGCAGCGTGCCGGCCATAGGGTCGAACGGGTCCACGTCTGGGAGGGCGTGCAGGGTGCTCGTCATGCCGCAATTTCCTTTTCGGTATCGATCCAGGACGCGCCGCGCGCGGAGCTGGGCACGCCCATGTGCTTCTGCGGCGCGCGGCATTCCTTCGTCAGGGCCTGCAGCATCTGCGTGCCAAGGGTGTATTCGGTCATCGTTGGGCCGCCGACCAGGTCAGCGCGTCCCATGGCGCGGACCCGATCGCGCGTTGCGCTCGACGCATTCGCACCCTTCTGACCCGAGGCAAGCAGATACGCCAGCTGGAACAGCGACCGCCGGTTCGCAATATGCGCCGTGATGCTGTCGTGCTCGCCACGTGGTGCACCGAAGTGCACGCGGCACCACCAGTCCTTCGGGCCCTGGGTGCTGGCCGACATGGTTCCTGGAAGGCAGCAGCCCGCGGCCGCGCACATTCCCCACCCACCCGGCGCAGAGTCGGCGGCATCGCCGCTGACCGCGGCACTGGCTTCGGCGTAGGCGTTTTTCATCCCCGGACCTCCTCGTAGGCGCGCACTTTCTCTGCGGTTTGGGCCTTCAACTGGTCCATGCGAGCACGCTCTTCCTCCACGGCGCGCCGCTGCCGTTCGGCCGGGCTGACGGCACTGGCGAGCAGGCCCCGGATCTTGGCGATCTGCTCGCGGGCGTTGACGTCCGGCGCATCCTCCGCCGCCGGCGGCGGCAGCAACGCGGCAACGTATGGCGCGGGCAGCAGGCCGGCCGTCTCCGCGCGCAAGAGCACTGCCTCGCGCTGCGCCTCGTCCCAGCCCAGTGAAGCCGTCCACCGCACCGGCTCGCCAGCCGTGCGGGCCTGGCTGACCAGTCGGTCATAGGTCTGGCGGAAGGCCATCCGCGCGCCGATCTCGTCGCCCGAATCCAGCACCGGCCGGCAGGCGGCAAAGGCGCGCGCCGTTTCTTCGGTCCACACGACCGTGACGGCCTCGTCCCGCGACGTCAGGGCGGTGGCCCAGGCCTCATCCGCGCCCGGCCGGCCATCGCCGGTACCGTTGCCCAGGAACGCGAGGATCTGCGCCGGCGTCGGCGGGAACTTCGGCTCGGTCCGCGTGTGTGCGCCCAGCGCACGGCTGACGGCTTCCAGCGGATACGGCCGCAGCATGCGCCACCAGACCTCCAGCGCCTCGGCCGACGGCGCCTGCCGGCCGTAGACCTCGTGCACGCCGATCAGCAGCTTGGCGAAAGTGCGGTTGTCGTTCGATTCCATCAGGCGGCCTCCATGTCGATCGTGCGGCCGTCGTCTGGCGGATTGCCGCCGGTCAGCCGCAGGAACTGCTGCAGGTTGTCTTCGGCGCGCTGTTGCCGCGCGCCACCACCCTGCCCGCGCTGCTGCTGGTCGCGCAGCGGGTACAGGTCGGTCCACTTTCCGCTTCGCACGCTTTGCTCGATCACGGCCACCGGATCGTTGCCAGCGGTCCGCAGGCGCTCCAGGTGCCGGACGGCCATCTCCGCCGCGCGCTTGGTCATCGGCGCCTTGACGGCGATTCGGTGTTCAACCCAGTCGGACCAGGACGAGCGCGGTAGCCAGTCCGGCAACTGGATCGCCGATGCATCGAACGGGACCTCCTTTTCCGGTTTCGGCTTGCGCGCGCGTTTATTGACGGTTCCTGATGGTTCCTTTGACGGTTCTTGATGGTTAGACCGCAGCTGCTGCGGGGGTGACTGCGGTATTTGCGGGGGTACCACCGCAGCTGCTGCGGGGGTGACTGCGGTATTTGCGGGGGTGCAACTGCTGCGGGGGTGCAACTGCTGCGGGGGTTCCGCAAACTTTTCGGGGGTCAACACGTACCTGGTGTGCCGCCCATTGGACCGGTCGGCGGTCACGATCTTGGCCTGCTCCAGCCACTTGATGGCGGCGTGAACCGTCCGTTCGGATAGGCACGTGCGCTCGCATATCGTGGGGATGGACGGCCAGCACTCGCCATGATCGTTAGCGTTGTCAGCCAGCGAAATCAGGACCGCCTTGGGGGATGGCGGCATACGGAGCGGCCAGCAGGCCGACATGATCCTGGTGCTCAAGCGGCCTCCAGGCGAGATATGCCAGCCGCGCGTAGCGCACCTTCGGGCACGCTGAAGCCGCGGTCCAGCAGGATGTGTATGCACTCGCGCAGCAGGTCCTCCTGCGCGCCGTATTCGGTCTCGAATCGGGTCTTCCAGGGATGGACAGCGATCATGCCGGGCGCGCCTGTGCCGTCCTGGTGATGGCCGGCGCACAGCGGCAGGACCAGCCAATGCGCCGAGGGCTTCGTGCGGCCATCGATGTGATGCACGGACACGTAATCGTTCGGCAAGCCGTCTTTGTGGCAAGCAATGCAGCCGACCTGGTTGCAAAGCATGTTGTGGAAGCACCGCTGCATGGCGGTCGGATTCCGGCCCTTCATACGCCAAACCCAGCCAGGATGCCGTCGACGGCGGCGCCAGCCGCAACATCATCCGCCGTCGGCCACAGGAACCGCGTCGCACGCTTCGACCGCAGGAAGGCAAGCACCTTGACGTGGTGCTCGTAGAACTCGGCGTCGTCCAGCGAGTCGTAGGCGATCGACTTCGGCAGCGCCACGGGCTTGCCGTCAGGCCCCGGCACCAGTTGGCAGTGCCCTGCCCCGACCTCGATCCACTTCCTCAGATCTTCCTGATTGGCAAACTGCTCCTGGTTGTCGAAGATGGCGCCCAGCATCGCGAAATGCAGCCGATGAAACTTGGGGCTACGGGGGAAGCGATGTTCGAACGAAATCGTGGCGCCGTACGGCAGGTTTTCGAGCTTGCGCTTGAAGCGTGCGAACGCGCGGCAGTCGGCCTCGGTCAGGCCAGCCAGGCGGCCGGTCTCGTCCTTGCGCAGCGCGATCTTTGCCATGGCCTACCTGGCGTCCGGCCCGCACTCGCCCATGCCCACGCGCGCGCAATGGCACGCAGTGCCGATCTGGCTGCCGAAGGCGAGGAAGTCCAGGTACTGGCGGCTCGTCACCACCATGCCCATGGCCTCGATCGCAGCGTCGATCTTGTCAATCGGGATTCCCTGCTGGCCGGACATGAAGCGGCTGACCTGGGAATCATCCCAGTCCAGCGCCTCCTTGACCGGGGCGCGCAAGTGCGGGTCGGACAGCAAGCGCCGGAAGTTGCGCTCCATTGAGGGCTTCTGGGGGAGAAAGCCCATCGGTGTAGGCGTGCTCATGACTGGTCAACCTTGGGGAAAAAACAGTGCGTGCGGATGCGCGCGAGGCCGCGCACAGTGGCGGCATGGAAGAGCAAATGAAAAACTGGGCATGGCGTCAGACATCCAGGGGACCGATGGGAATGCGCTCGTCGCGCGGGTCGGGATCACGCATTGGTGGGCTCCTTCTGGGCGAGCTCTGGCCAGATGCGCCAGTAGTCATCGGGTCGCAAGTGCTGACGCGTGCAGCGCCCATCGGTGATCTTCTCGATGTCGGCGCCGTTCAGCGCAGCTCGCTTGTTGCCATACGCGATCTGCCGCAGGTATCCGACGGATGTGCCGTAGTCGGCGCAGCGCTGTTCGGCCACCTCAGCAGGCGTTTCCTTGAGCCACTGGAGCAGAGGTTCGATTCGCATAGGGCGAAGATTACCTGTAGGTAATCGAAATATCAATACCCAGAGGACATTTACCTGGAGATAAGACCGCAGAACAATGCGGGCATGAAGATGGAACAGATCTACGCGACGCGGCGTGATCGCCTTCGCCAGGCGATGCACGAGCAGTTCGGCGGCAAGCAGGCGGCCATAGCGGCCCGGCTTGGGCGCCAGGCCGACTACATCTCGCGGATCTTCACCGGCCGCAAGATGTTGGCCGAGGACCTCGCGCGCGAGTTCGAGGATGCCCTGGGAAAACCCGCGTACTGGTTGGATGGTTTGGAGGAGCAGGCCGATAGTGCATGGCCGTTCTCCGTATCCAAGCAAGACTACGACTCCCTCGATGAGGAGGATCGTGCTGCGCTGGACCGAACACTTAGCGCCTTTGTGGCAGGGACCTTGGCGCGTTATTCAAAAGACAAAAACCGGGCAGATTTCCCCGTAAATCCAGCGACTGCGATCAAGCCTTCCAGGAATACCATGGACGACGTACGCAGATCGATGGAGGCTGCCGACGAGGCTGCCCAACGGAGGAGTTCGCATGGAAGCGGTGCGCCCGCCAAGCGGCGTGGTGGTATATCTGGCTGAAAGAAAGCCGGCGCCCAAGGATCCAGAGCAACAGCGAGAGCCCCCGCCCCCGCCGCCTCCGGTCGCGGATATCAGTATTCGTCTTTCCGCCAACGGCGATGTCACTTACGAACGTCACAACCTGAACGTGTACACCGCGCAGCCCCTCATGATGGGCTGTTACGTAATGCTGGGCGAAACGATCGGACTGATGTCCGACACCTGAGCTTCACACGCCACCGGAGACAATCGATGATTCCAGCGATAGGAATAATGATCGGCGCGTATATCCTTACCCGTATGGTTGGCAGCTTCAGCGAGCCTCACGGAAACAAGCTATCCAAGGTGCTGGCCGCCGTCACCATTGCTGTGACCATCGTGTGTGTTGGCGCTCTGGTAGAAGGCGGCCAAACAGTGAACAAGACGCTGAGCCATTGATGCGATAGAGGCATTTAAGCCGTCGCTCCCCAAACCGCCTCCGGGCGGTTTTTCATGCCCGTTACAAAAAACATTACCCAAAGGTATTGCCCAGAACATTACCTGCGGGTAATCTTCGCTCCATCGCATCACCACCCAGCGATTGGAGAACAGAGATGGCGGATCAGGTATTGATTCCCGACGTCACCGGCCTGGACATGGCTTTCGGCACGGTGAATGGCCTACCGGCTTACGCCGATGTCCCGGACGAGTTCAAGCGCCACAACGGCACCCGATGGAACGAGATGTTCAACCGCTGGTTCTACAGCGGCTTGAGCGGCCTTTCCGTCATCCCACGTGACGGCGTCGATCCCGACAAGGCCCTGCGCCATATCAAGGCGCTGATGGGTTCCTTCGAGCCGAAGCACGAGCACAAAGAAGCCGGCTGCGCGTACCTCATGAGCCGCTACTTCCAATCCGCAACCTGGGACGGCGGCAGCGCCGCCTGAGCCATGTCCCCCGCCATACGCACCAACCTCCGCTACTGGCTGCCGCGCCTGGCCGTGATCTTCGTGATCGGCCTGGTGCTGATCGGTTGGTAGCGGAAAGGAGCCCACGATGACCCGCACCGCCCACTACTACCAAGAGAACGGCAAGCACTACGTGCACCTGCGCATCGACGCGCTGTCCTGCGGCGTGCCGATCCCTGTTGCCGATGAAGCGGCGGCCGAGGCGCTGGCCCGCGCCAATGCTGCAGGGCTGCGCCGCGGCAAGCCGTCGGCCATGACCAGCAAGGTCGACCAGGAGCGCGAGGACTTCGAGCGCTGGGCCGCGAGCACACGCAAGGAGGTGACCGTGGGCGAATACAACTTCGGCCGCGACTGTTACCTGGAGGGCCGCCGCGCCGAGCGCGAGCAGCATGCCCGCCTGGTCGTGATCCGCGAGCAGCCCGCGCCTGACGTCGACAACGCCCAGTACATGCACGACTGGATTGGGCGGAACTGACATGGCCGGCCTCGCCTACCTCACCCTCATCTGCGCCGCCATCCTGGGCGCCCTGTACCTGATCGGCCGCGCCGGCGATGTTGCCGCGCGCCTGCACCGCGACCGTGATCCTTGGAGCCCGCAGCAATGACCGTCGACGACTCGATCCACCTAACCGGACCCTACGGCGACGACTACCCCGCGCGCGTCGTGTTCGATGACTTCGGCGACGACGGCGTGCCGGCCTCCGGTGCGATGCAGACGCAGGACGAAGACGGCGAATGGCACACCGTCAAGCAATTGGAACCACCACGCATCGCCACCTACTGGGCCGACTACGAGCGGTCCGCTGACGAAGCCGTGGCCGACGCCTTCGCCCATCTATGGAGCGCCGCATGAGCAACGATATCAAGAATGTTCTCGTCCTCACCCACGACGGCTACTTCATCGCCGAGCTGGTGGGTGGCGGCGTGCGTGTCGGGAAACAGCAAGGCAAGTGCTGTGACTTCATCAAGGGCGACCTCGATGGTCGGCGGTTGGCCGCATTGGCCGCATCGGCACCAATCGATGCAATCCGTACGGACTGCGTACGGGTCCTCGAAAGGGTCACCGCGCCGGCGCCGAATCATCGCCGCCCCCGCTTAAAGGACGGCGATGCCGACTGGAAAAGCGAATGCGATGTGTGCGGCCAAAAGCCTACCGTCCATCCGACTGGCCTTTGCGGGCCCTGCTGCTTCGGCGAAGCTGACACTCACGGGGGCAACTGGTGAAACGCGCCTACCGCTTCTACCTCCGCCACCGCGACACGTTCGTCACCGTGATCGTCCTGCTGTGCGTCGTGTGGGTCTACGGCGCCCGCCAGCAGCACGACGAAGCCATGCAGGCGCGGGCCGCGCAGCAAGCATCCCGATAACGCATTCCATCCGAAGAAGAGAAAGAACCATGTCCGACCTGGAAATCCTGGACGCCCCGGCCAAGATCAAGCACTACGACAAGATCGAAGCCGGCCTGGCCGAACTGCGCGAGAAGTACGGCAAGGTGCACTACGACGTCTCGAGCAACGCCGGCCTCGATGAAGCTAAGAAGGCCCGCGCCGCGGTGCGTGAGCCGCGGTACGAGCTGGAGAAGATCCGCAAGGCCCTGAAGGCGCCGGCGCTGGAGTATTCGAAGCGCATCGACAGCGAGGCCAAGCGCATCGAGGGCGAGCTGCTCAAGATCGAGCTGCCGCTGGACGAGGTCATCAAGGCCGAAGAGGCACGGCGCGAAGAGATCAAGCGCGCCAAGGAAGCCGCCGAGCTGGAACGGCAGAAGGCGATCCAAGACCGCATATGGATGATCGGCCACTATGCCGTGTCCGCCGCCGGCCTGAGTTCGGCCAAGATTGCCGCCATGCGCGAAACCTTCGCCGACGAGCCCATCACCCTGGAACTGTTCGGCCACCGGACCGGCGAAGCCCAGGCCCTGTATGCGGAGACCTCGGCCAAGCTGGAAGAACTGTACAACGCCGCGCTGGCGCACGAACAGGAGCAGGCCCGGCTGGCTGCCGAGCGGGCCGAGTTGGAACGTCAGCGTCAGGAGCAGGAAGCCGCGGCCAAGGCCCAGCGCGAGGCTGAAGCCGCCCGCCTGGCCGAGGAACGCGCCAAGCTGGCCGCTGAGCGCAAGGCGGAAGAGGAACGCATGGCTGCCGAGCGTGCCGAGCTGGCCGCCAAGCAAGCCGCCCTGCGGGCCGCCACGGAAGCAGAGGCTGCCAAGGCTCGTCAGCGAGAAGAGGAAGCCGCGGCCGCGCTGCGCGCCGAACAGGAAGAACTGGCCCGCCAGCGCCGCGAGTTCGAAGAGCAGCAGGAAGCCGCGCGCCGGGCCGAGCAGGAGCGCCTGGACGCGATCGAGCGCGAGGAACAGGAACGCGTCGCGGCTGCCGCGCGCGCCGAGCGTGAGCGCGAAGAGGCCGCACGCCTGGAGGCCGAACGCGCCGAGCAGGAACGCCTTGCCGAGGCAGCGCGCCGCGACCAGGAGCAGTTCATTCAGAACGGTCCCGGCAATGCCGAAATCGTGCGCGTCCTGGCCGAGCACTACGACGTCGAGCCGGACCATGTTCTGACCTGGCTGGCCAAGTTCACCAATCCCGATATGGCCGACCTGGCCGCCTGACCACCCCCATACGCCCGGCCGAGTCTCGGGCAGGAGATACGCATGTCTGAAGTCACCACCATTGACCAATCCACCGCCCTGGACCTGCCTCCGGCGGACACCAGCACCAGCGGTTTGGTGCTGGACACCCGCAACATGGACAGCATGATGCGCGCTGCGGAAATGATGGCCGCCGGCCGGGCCACCGTGCCCAAGCACCTGCAGGGCAACGCCTCCGACTGCATGGCCGTGATCATGCAATCGATGCAGTGGAACATGAACCCCTTCGTGGTGGCGCAGAAGACGCACATCGTGAACGGCGCGCTGGGCTATGAGGCCCAGCTGGTGAATGCCGTCGTCCAGTCCAGCGGCGCCATCGAGGGCCGCTTCCACTACGAGTACAGGGGCGAAGGCGCGCGCGTGGAATGCCGCGTCGGCGCGGTCATCAAGGGCGAGAAGGAGATCACCTGGAATGAGTGGCTTTGCGCGGCCGACGTCACCACGAAGAACTCGCCTCTCTGGAAGACCAACCCCAAGCAGCAGCTCGGCTATCTGCAGGTGAAGAACTGGGCCCGGGCCTATACGCCTGGCGCGCTGCTGGGCGTCTATTCCGTCGACGAACTGCAGGACAGCCCGCCGCGCGAGCGCGACATCACGCCGCGCACCGCGGCCGAGTTCGCCCAGCAGGCCAAGCCGCAGCCGCCGGAAGACATCGACCGTACCGCGCTGGTGAAGAGGCTGGATGAAATCGCGCGGAGCAAAGCCCCTGCTGACAAGCGTGTAGCCGACCTGGCCAAAGCATGGAAGGAAATCGGCTATGCCGGACGCACCGCCGTCGGCGCTGATGAGCTACGGCGGCTTCAGGCCTTGGCTGCCGCCGAGGATGCCGAAACGAATACTTGCCCGGAGCCGCATCGCGAGGCCGGTACACCGGCGCAGGGCGCGGCACATGCCGGCCCTGCCTCCCAGGAGCAGGACGACAACCCGTTCGCCGGAGCTGACGAATGAACGCGCCGGCCGAACAACGCACCGACGCGTGGCGCCTTGAGCGCGCCGGAAAACTGACCGCCTCGACGTTCAAGGACATCGTCGCTGTAAAGCGCGACGGCAAACCGACGGAAGCGCGCGCGAAGCTGATGCGGGTCAAGGCCTTCGAACGCTTGGCCGGCATCGCGCAGCACGAGGTGGGCGGCAAATCGCTGGACTGGGGCAAGGACCTGGAAGAAGCGGCGAACGAGGCCTACATGGTCACGACCGGCGGCATCATCGTGCCGTCACCCTTCATTACCCATCCGAGTCACCCTTTCATCGGCGCGTCGCCGGATGGCTTGGTCGGACGCGAGGGCGGCGTCGAAATGAAGTGCCCGCATGACGAGGCCGTCCATATCCTGACGTGGCTGGAGGGAATGCCCGAAGACCACATACCGCAGGTCCAGGGAAACATGCTGGTCACCGGCCGGCATTGGTGGGATTTCATTTCCTACGACCCCCGCCAGGGCGAGAAGTGGCGGCTGTACATCCAGCGCATCCCCCGCGACGACGCCTACATCAACACCAAGTTGCTGCCCGGCCTGCTGCAGTTCGAAGCCGAGCTGCGCGCCATGGTCGAAACGCTGCGCCGCAAGGCCGCGTAACCCTTTCCAGGCGCGCTGGCACTCCCTCTCCCCAACACGTGCACCGCCGACGCGCCCCTTTTTATTCCACCACCAGGAGCCCACATGCTCGAGCTTGACCACCAGACCGGCCAGTTCCTGAACTTCAATCTGCGTCCGGAGAAGCACGGCGAAGAGAACGTGCCCGGTGCGGACCTGAAGATATCCATCACGGTATCCAACGACATCCTGTCCGAGTTCCATCCGTCGCTGAAGGCCTCGCTGTACCGCGCGCCGCACCCCGGCGAAATGGACATGGTCGACCAGGCCGAGCAGGAAGACGGGCCACCGCAGCTCACCCGCCTGGCCTTCGGCAACAAGCTGCATGCGTTCAAGTGGGACGACGAGATCGTCGGCGCCACGTTCACGGTGCACTACGGCACCAGCGGCAAGAGCGACATCGTCCTGTGCGACGCGACCGTCGATGGCTTCCACATCGAGCCGATGGACGGTGGGAGCGTCACCCTGTCGTTTCGGGTGAAGTGCAACCCGGACGAGAAGGCGGTGGGCAAGCTGTCGACGCTCATGGGCAACGAGATCGAGTTCTCCATCGAGCCACCCAGCGCGCCGGAAATGGCGGAGGCGGCGTAGCCATGCGATCAAAGCTGCTTCTTGCTGTTCTCACAGAAGTGATTCCACAGACCTTCTGCCAGAAGGGACTGGATGCGGACCTGTTCTCTAGCAGAGCCAAACTCGGCCTCCCACAGCGCGGTGCGTTCCTTAGTTGCCCAAGCATCCATGTTAGCGACCATAGTGGCAAGAGCGCTACCAAGGCCTGCGGCGCTTGTAATGCACTCAGGGCTATGCAACTCGTGCAAGGGCAATTTTGCGAAAGCGCCCAAAGCGCCTATACAGTCTTGCCTCAGCGTCAATTGCCAGTTGGTCACTGCCATATCGGGATTCGCGATGTTGTGAGTCATAGACTTGCCAACCTCCCAACTACGCATGTACACGAGTTCGACGATGGACTCGTACCCTTTCAGGCGCTCAATCTTCTCCGCATCTTTCAGCGCTATCGCCTGTTCCATTGCTTTAGCGGACTGCCACCGTCCGAGGGCAAACGATCCAACAATCGCGGCGATCGACCCGACAGCTTGCACCCAGGCCGCCGGCACGTCGCTGGAAAAAAAACAGCGCACCGCAGGCGAAATGATAGCGGCCACGCCGACAGATACCACGATGCCAATGGCGACTGCGGTGTATTCGGGCCAGCCGAGTACGGGCTTCCGATCCATTCCCCTCTCCCAAGGTTGAACCGGCGGCAATCGTACTGCGCCGGCGCGGAGGTGTCAGCATGAAAGAGCGCCCCATCCTTTTCTCGGCGCCGATGGTGCGCGCCCTGCTGACCGACACGAAGACGCAGACGCGGCGCTTGGTGAAGATCACGCTTCGCACGCCGGGCCTCGCCGCCTGCCTTCAACCGCCAGTCGGCGATCCACGCCCACGCGTCGCCGCTGAGTTGAGCCCCTACGGCCAGCTCGGCGACCGCCTGTGGGTGCGGGAAACATGGGGGATCGGATCGCGCCCAGACCCGTGGGACGGCTACGACGGCATCGAATATCGCGCCGATGAGGCGTGGCTCGAAGAGCATGACGATCTACCCTGCCACAAGGTGAAAACCCCTGATGGCGTGTGCCTGGGTGACTACGGCGCTGGATGGAAGCCCTCTATCCACATGCCACGCTGGGCCAGCCGCATCACGCTGGAGATAACCGGCGTACGCGTGGAGCGGTTGCAGGATATCAGCGAGGCCGACAGCATCGCCGAGGGCGCATCGCCCATCGAGATACCGGCCATTGGCCAAGACGAGAGCCAACTACTGGATCTGCCCTTGATCGAGATAGATCACCCCTACCGCAACGGCTTCGCCCAGTTGTGGGAATCGATCAACGGCGCCGGCGCCTGGGAGGCGAATCCCTGGGTGTGGGTGGTGGAGTTCAGGAGGATCGAAGCGTGCTAATCCCTTTCCTTCGCAGCCCACGGCAGCAGCCGGATGGCCTGCGCTATATCGACCGCTCTCTCTTCGATGCTATCAATCACCGCCTCCCGCCGGTCCATGATCGCATAGTGCTCCGTCCAATCTTCCAGCGTCCGCTTGAGTCTGACCGTTTCACCGACGACGGCTGCGACCAGCTGCGATTCACGCTCTCCAAGATGGATCAATTGCGCAAAGTTCGCCTGGGCGGCTGGAGTGACCAAGCGGCTAGCAGTGAAGCGAAGAAAGGCGATGTGACCGTCATCGTTCTGGCTGCCCGGGGGATCGGGCCGGATACTCGCGAGCGCTGCGGGCAACTTCTCCGCCGCAACCGCCACTGCATGCAGTTCGAGCTCGAGCAGAGCGCGCACCGTGTCGCCCATCAGTCGGCTCTCATTCGCGCGACGTCTCGCGTCGGCCGTTCCAAGCCAAAGCGCAATGATCGAGGCCGCTCCGGTGGCGATAGCGGAGGCCCAATTTGCCGCGGCGCCGCTGATCTGGACGAACGTATCGAACGACATTCCCCTCTCCCAAGGTGTGAACGGCGCCGATCGTACTGCTCCCCCGCCATGTCCCGCAACAGCAGGAAGCGCAGGCAGAAGCCCGGCCGCGATTACCCTGGACCATGGGAAGACTGACATGACCCAATCCCCCACCGAAGCCCTGCTGCCCTGCCCGTTCTGCGGCGGAACGACGATCCATATGTCGCCGCCGACGTGCAAGCGCACCGACAAGTACGACCCGGCCGACAGAGGATTCCCTATCGTGCATTGCGGCGACTGCGGTGTCGAGGCCAACGGGAAGAACTGGGACGAGTCGGGCGCCAGCGCCATCGCAGCCTGGAACCGACGCGCCCACCCCCAGCAGCCCTCCGGGTGGCGAGACATTGCGAGCGCGCCGAAGGATGGGACATACATTCTGCTGACCAATGCCGAAAGCGGCGGTAGCTGGGTTGGGCACTTCCAGCAGTTCTCACCGTCGGGATTCCGCTTCGATAACCCGTGGCACTCGATGATGCTGAATCACTGGCATTTGCCGAACAAAAGCGCGAGTTCGACGCCCACCCACTGGCAGCCCCTTCCCCCTCCGTCTGGTGCCCACCCCGCCGAGCAGCAGGAAGGCGGGGATGCGCCGACGTGCAATGTCGGCCACGCCCACTTCACGCCGTTCTACCTCCTGTCGAACGCGCGCCGCATCTGCGCGGACGACTACTCGACCAAGCCCAATTGGGTGATAGCAAGAGAGCTATTTGCCTTGGGCAGCAATTCGGCGATCAAGGTGTGCAGGGATGCGGGCATCGACCCCGATGCGTTCGAAGTGCGACGCGCCGCCATGACCGGAGGCAGCAATGCCCAATGACCCCCCCCCCGCCCGGCCGGAGTTGCCGCGGTTGCCGAAATGGGCTGCCGACATCATGACCACGGCCGAGCGCCAGAGCCTGCGCGGGCACATCCAGCGTCAGATCGACACTGCGCGCGCCGACGAGCGGCGCAAGGCGCTGGAGGAAGCGATAGCGGCGGTACTCGATAACGAGGATCAGAGCATGGCATCGCATACGGCCAATTGCCATTCTGCCGCGCGCATCCGCACCCTGATCGACCGCAAGGAGCCGACAACGTGATTCAACCCTACCCTGACACTCCCGCACCCGATTGCATATCGTGCAGCGAGGCTGACGACAGCTATTCGCTTGGACTTCTGAAGCAGCATGCTCAGGCCGCCCACGACCGAGGCTATTCGGTTGGCTGGGACGCTGGCTTCGCGCACGGCATCGCCCAGGCCCGCGCGGAGTTGATCGCGGAGCTGAAGCCGGTGGCTTACCGGTATCCCAAATCCGGCGTGGACAACGGCTATTACTACGAAGACAGCCTTGATGGCGAAGAGCCGCGCTTCAAGCGCCTGTGGCAGCCACTGGCTGTCATCCCATCTACCAAGGAAGGCCATGAAGACCAATGAACAGACGCTGACGGACGAGGAAATCATCGCATTGTGCGACCGCGCTGGCGTCAGGTGGACCGCCCCGGATGAAGAATCCGAGTTTCCCGGACTTTTCGACATGGCCAGCATGGGGCAGATGCGCGCTGTCATCGCCCAGGTCCGCGCCCGCCTGCCTGCCGCCAGCGAGTCACAAGCCGCAATCGCGACGCTGGCTCGCCTTGGCTACACGTACCACGGTGGCGAGCTGTGGAAGCCGCCGTTGGGCAAGCCTGCAGCCAGCGAGTCCGGGGCGGTGCTGGATGACACATACCGCATGGCACAGGACGACAGGGCGACATTTCCCGCCTGGACGGTGCGGAAGCTTTGGGAATTGAAGGAGCATTACAGGTTGCTCGCCGCCCCCTCGGACGCACCCGCACCTGTAGAGGCCGGGGCGCCGCGGTTCGACATGGTCGCGCATCTTGCGAGACAACGGGAATGGTCCGAACGCACGTTCGGCCCCGGCGCTCGTGCGAAAGGCGTGGTCGACCATATCCGCAAGGAACTTTGCGAAATCGAGGCCGATCCTGGGGACCTTAAGGAATGGGTCGATGTGGTGATTCTGGCCCTTGATGGAGCGTGGCGCAGTGGGGCCAGTCCGGCGCAGATCGTTGAAGCCATCGTTGCCAAGCAGACGAAGAACGAAGGCCGACAGTGGCCTGATTGGCGCACCGCCGATCCGGACAAGGCCATTGAGCATGACCGTTCCGCCGACGCCGCCCCATCGGATGCGCCCGCGCATCAGGAATGGTGCTCGAAGTGCGGCTGCGGCAGCGACCAGCACGGATACGCGCACCTGCCCCACTGCTCCGCCGCACCGGCTGCGCGGGGCGACGAGCGGGAGGCCGGAACGCGCGGTGACTTCGATGACTTCGCCATGGATTGCGGCGGCCGACTCGCGTGCGATGGCACATTCACGTTCCGCGCGGCTGCGTGGCACAAGTTCCGCGATGCCCTGTCTCGCCAGCCCAGCGCGGGGGATGCGGAGCCAACGACACGTGAAACCGCCCGTGAGCGCATCTCAGAAATGCTGATGCAGTGCGCGGACACGATGGCGTTATATCCCGACATCCAGGCCGATCCGCGCGCCTGGGAGCACCTTATGGTGTACATGCCTCAAGGCTTCGAAAGAGCTGAACTATCGGAAGCTGAGTGCGCAGAATTTCGGACGCGCCACGACACGCTGAGCGGGATGATGAACGCCGCCTATGAACTGGGATGGCGCAGGCAGATGGGCGCGGCCAACCAATATTGGGGCACCTACTATGCCAGGAAGTACGACGAGGCCGACGCCGCCCGCGCCCAGCGTGCCGAAGAACAGGGAGATGACCATGGGACTCGTTAAATTCAGCGTTGGCGAAACCTGCACCGCAGCCCTCACGATGCCGCCTGACCCAACTATGGACGAACACTACGGCCCGGCAGTCTGCATTGGTCACTACGGCCACCAGGCGGAGATCTGGATCGCCAACGGCGACAACCGCATCAACGTGCCGGTCTACATGCTGGAGGTCTTCATCAAGGAACTTCGGCGTGCAGCGAAACTGGCGAAGGAGCCCGGCGATGGAGCATGACAAGGAACTGCTCAGGAGAGCGGCGAAGGCGGCGGAACTGTTGCCGTGTCCGTTCTGCGGAGAACCCGGCGCCCTGGAGCATGCATCCGGATCGTGGGGCTACTACCCTGGCAAATGGTGGGTGAAATGCGCTGCGTGTGGCGTCAGCGGCAAAGGCTTCGAAGATGAGAAGTGGGAGTTTGGGAAGGGCACAACCAACATATCGGAGCAGGCAAAGGCCGATGCCATCGCATGGTGGAACCGCCGCGCTGCCGCTGCGCTGGGAGGTGAACCCGGCCAGCCCGAGGGGACGCTCATGGCGACCTCCGGATCATCCTGCCTGGTCCACAAGAGGTATGTGGCCGGCGGCCGCGTGGAAGTTCCCAAGGAGAACGCCCCATGAAATGGGTGAAACTGCAGAAGTACTGCGAAATGTCGGGCGACACCCCGGACGCCGTCTATGCTAAAAATCGGCGACACATCTGGACCGAGGGTGTCCATTACCGGAAGGCCGCCGACGGCTGCCTTTGGATCAATACCGAGGAAGTGGACAAGTGGGCCGAAACGAGTCAGCCAGACCAGAAACTCCGCGCGGCATAACCTACCGGGAAACCACCGAGGGCCCGCGGGTGCAGATCGCCTTCAGCTACAAGGGCGAGGAATGCCGCGAGCTGCTGCCGCCGGCCAAGATCAATAAGGGCTATATCGAGTATGCCGCGGGCCTGCGTGCGGAGATCCGGCGCAAGATAAAGGACGGCACGTTTTCGTACCGGGCGTACTTCCCGGACTCGGCCAAGGCGGCAAAGCTGGAGCCCGCCGGCGGGGAGCTGCCGGGCACGCGCCTGTTGCTCGGTCCGCTCCTGCAGCGGCAGAAGGCCATCTACGAGAAGCAGGCGGAGAACGGCACCATATCCGCGTCGACCCTGCTGGGGTACGAGAAGGCCATCCGGCTGTACCTGCTGCCCAAATGGGCCAACACCCGGATAGACGAGCTGGCGCCGTCGGCGCTGCGCGAGTGGATCGCAAGCATGGGCGTAACGGGCAAGACCGTGCGCAACCGCCTGACGCCGCTTCGGTCCGTCCTGGACGACGCGGTCAATGACGAGCTGATCGAGTTCAACCCCCTGGACAGGATCGCCCTGAAGAAGCTGATCAAGCAGACGGCCAAGAAGTCCGAGTACGAGGTGGACCCCTTCGACATAGACGAGGTCGCCGCCTTGCTGCGGGCGGCAAGGGCAGACGAGCGCCCCATGATCCAGTTCTGGCTCGAGACGGGCCCCCGGCCAGGCGAGATGCTGGCCATGTCCTGGGCGGGCACCGACTGGATACACAGCCGCATGCGCATCGCCGACAACCTGGTCACTGGGATGGTCGACGGTAAGGTCACCCAGGTGCTGAAAACGCCCAAGACCGCGGCGGGCACACGCGACGTGGAGCTGACGCCGGCGGCGCTGGCCGCGCTCCAGGCCCAGAAGGCCTACACCTTCCTGGCCGGCGGCCGGATATGGCACGACCCGCGCAAGGGCGCGCCATGGGAGTCGGAATACCAGTTCCGGAAAAGCCTGTGGATGCCGCTGTGCAAGCGCGCCGGCGTACGGTATCGTAACCCCTACCAGCTGCGGCACACCTTCGCCAGCACACGGCTGACGGCCGGGGGCAACCCGTATTGGCTCGCCAACCAGCTGGGCCACGTGGACGTCGAGATGGTATTCAAAATCTACGGCAAGTTCATACCGGCCAATTACCGGCGCGAGGGTGCATTCGCACGGGATTCGCACGGCGAGGTGCCCCAGGCTGGGCGTACCGTCCTAGGTGCCTGA